CCACCGAGGGCAACGTCGTGCATTACGGCTTCATCGAAAACTTCATCGACGAGCTGGGTACACGGTTCAATATCCGGGAGATCGCCTTTGACCGCTGGGGCGCAGTGCAAATGTCACAGAACCTTGAGGGGCTGGGCTTCACACTGGTGCAGTTCGGTCAGGGCTACCGTGATATGTCGCCGCCGACCAAAGAGCTGATGAAGCTGACGCTGGAGCAGAAAATCGCTCACAACGGGCATCCGGTTCTCCGCTGGAATATGGACAACATTTTTATCAAGCGTGATCCTGCGGGCAACATCAAGCCCGACAAGGAAAAGTCCACCGAGAAGATCGACGGAACGGTCGCCACGATCATGGCGCTGGATCGGGCGATTCGCTGCGGAAATGATATCGGAGACAGTATTTATGACAGCAGGGATATGCTAGTACTTTAATACCCTTTAGAATTTTATTTAATGGTATCTTTGGTTCCTATAACTCTTGTATTATATATTATAATCGGCTGTTTCAAAATCAGGTAATTGTTTACTTGGAGCGCATAGTAAGAATAGTGGGCAGTATTTACTGGAAATGTAGGAGCTTTCATGTATTTCTACTTTAACATTAGTTATTTTAGAAAGATACAGAATCAGAATATATAAAGCAGCAAGCGAATAGGCGGCATTTATATAATTCGCTTCAAAAAAATGTGAGCCTCGACCATGTTTGATATGCTGATACGCATTCCACCATGATAGTCTTCCTTCATCCCATCCTTTGAAAGGCTTGATTGTTTTTCCATACCTTGAGATTGTAGCCTCAGCTGTAACAATTAAAGGATAATTTTTTAGAATAACATCTTTATAATCAGCGATACTACCTTTTTCTTCTCCTGTGATATGCTTGCATATTGATTTAAAAGTCGTCTCCACTTCAGTATTAGCTAAAATAATGATTTTTGCAAATTCGAATGAGAAAACAGTTTCTTGGCTTGAAGGCTCCACGTATTTTGAAGTGTTAGACAAATCCTGCTCTAATGTCAAATAATAATTCCACATATTGATCAATTGTTCTTCCATAATAAGATCTCCTTAATATAGGTTTTAAGAGGTGTTGTCATATAGCCGTTTATAGTATACTCGACTACAATATGAGTTTCCTTTTATTATATCACAAGCCCACACAAAAAATCAACGAGAGGAGTGATGCACATGGGCATTTTCAGTGGACTGTTCCGGTCACGGGACAAGCCGAAGGACAGCTACGACAGCCCGTCCTACACCTACTTCTTTGGACGAACACACGCAGGCAAGCGAGTCAACGACCGCACGGCAATGCAGATCATTGCGGTGTATGCCTGCGTGAGAGTTTTGTCGGAGGCGATTGCGCAGCTTCCTCTGCACGTTTACCAATACACCGATAACGGAAAAGAGCGAGTGCCGAAGCACCCGCTTTATTTTTTGCTGCATGACCAGCCGAATCCCGAAATGACATCATTCGTATTCCGGGAAACGCTCATGGCGCATCTGCTGATCTACGGAAACGCCTACGCGCAGATCATCCGGAACGGTCGCGGTGAAGTGCTGGGACTGTATCCGCTGATGCCGGATAAGGTGCGTGTTGACCGTGACGATCGCGGCAGGCTCATTTACCGCTACAGCCGATACGACGAACACAACCCGAATTTCAAGCAGCAGGGAGAGATCATTCTGCCGATGGAACAGGTGCTGCATATTCCGGGACTGGGCTTTGACGGTCTGGTCGGATACAGCCCTATTGCAATGGCGAAAAATGCACTCGGTCTGGCGGCCGCCTGCGACGAATAC